CTGGAGGTCCAGGAAGTATTAACACATTGAATGCTAACCTTAGAGATAAAGGTTATGAGTTTAAGCCTGGAGGAAGGAATCCTCAAGGTCAGTATACAATGAAACTAGTAAGCAGAAGACCTGACGCAGAAGGAAATGAAGTTGTCATTGTACCTGCTTCATCTAACTTAAATGATTTTGATCCATTCTTCTATGGAACAGGGGCTACTGGAGCAAAGACAGCTAAAAAACAAAGAGAAGCTGCTGGAGGTACACCAGCAAAAACAACTATAACCAAAGCAACTAGCCAATCTGATTTCGATAATAAATGGAATAAATTAAAACCTGGAGAAAAATTAATCGCCCCAACAGGTAAAATATATACAAAAGGATAAAGTATGCCAGAAAATAATTTCATTCCGCCTTCAGATGCGGTAGAGGTAAAGACATCAAAAGCATTTGTTCCACCATCTGATGCTTTAGAAACAAAAAAAAAAAATTCTACGGGATCGTATTCTCAACTTCTAGAAAAAAGTACTACATCGGCTACAGTAAAAACAACGACTCAAAAGCCATCGGTATCTTCTGGAGGAAAATCTGAAGGGCTATATACAGCTCCAGGTAATGAACTTGCTGTCTTTAAGAAAGAAGCTGATGGATGGTATGTAGATAATAATAGGTCTGGTAATTTTATAAAGTTACAGAAAGGCGATGTAGATAAAAGAGTTCAGGCACTTGAAAAAGATGCTAAGAAGTTGTATGATGCTGACTATGAAAAAGGTTTGACCTGGAAGCCAGAGGCTAAGCCTGAAGTAAATATTCAAAGGAAAACTCAAACAAATGAGCAAAAACAACAACAAGAACTTTTCAAAGAAACCTTTAAGGCATTAGAGAAAGATGATCCTATTGTTGTAGAAAAAAATAACATATCTAATTTATCAAAAGAAGTTTCTTCATATGTAAACAAAAGTGAAGGACAAGCAGTAACTGATCTGGTAGATAAATTTAAAGGAACTAAGTACGACATATTTGACTTCGAAGAAACTGGCATGGGTGACATGTTAAAAGTCACTAATAAAAAGACTGGTCAAAATATAGTTATTGATCTAGATGGAAGTGAGACTGAAAAGAATATGCTTGAGGCATTTGTTGAAGGTAACCTAGAGTTTAGAGAATACAATAATTTAGTTCAAAAAAGAGAACAGCTATTACTTGAACGTCAGTCAGGTGTTGAAAGACCTGTATATCAAGTAGATAAAGAATTAGAGCAGATAAACGAAAAAATAAAAGAGCAAGAGTTTTACAGAAAAGGATATGCATTAAGCAAAGGAAAGTATGCGTCTGCTGCTATGTTTGGTGATAAGACCATAAAAGATATCGATAAAGATTTCAAAGATAAAACTTCAAGACTTATAGGTAACTCTGTTATTCTTAAAGAAGAAAGCAGAAAAGTAAAAGAGTATGAAGATAATTTAAAGAAAGATTACTCTGATGGATTAATAACAAAAGAGCAATACGAAGAGGCTTTAAATAGCGAACAGCATACATTTATTAAGAACGATGTAGTTCAAAAATACAACGAAATGTCAGATGAACTGAAGTCAATAAATGACGACAGAGATTTGATGGAGAAGACTGTTGTAGAAGCAAACTTAGCAAAAGAAGAAAGAGGTGATTTTGGAAGTAACATGCTTGCAAATTTTGCTTATGGATTTATTTCTCCAGTTAGGATGTTTGCTGAAATAAGCGAATATAATAAGCCAGTATACGACTCACAAGGAAACAGAGTATTTAGTACTGAGACATTAAGAAAAGATGAGCTTCAAGATATACTTCCAGGTGTAATTACTGATGAGTATATAACTAGTAAAGATAGACCTGCTTTAGAAAGAGTGCTTTCTGGGATAGCAGAATCTTTGGGTTCATCTTTATCAGTTCCAGTTGGAGGAGCTGGTTTAGCAAAAGCTGTAGGTGAAGGGGCAGTAAAGATTGCTGGAAAAGCTATTGGAAAAGAATTAGTTAAAAAGACAGGAGTTGAAATAATTAAGAGTATTGCTAAAAAAGCATTATTGTCACCACAGCAAATAGGTTTATTTGCTAGTTCATACATGAACTTTAAAGATCAAATAAATTCAGATCCAAATACTGAAGGTATTGATGAAGCTGATAAAGTTTTAATGAGTGGTGCTTACGCTTATGTCTCTTCAAAGCTAGAATCATTAGGTATGTCTAAGTGGTTCTCTAAGACACCTGCTGGATATAATATAACATCTTATTTACTTGGAAAAGCATTCAAGGATTTACCTAAAAATGCTACTCAAGAAATGATTGACAATAGAATCAACTCTAGTGTCAAGGCGTTAATTGCAAAAGGAGCTATAAGTCTAACAGCTAAAGGTAATGTGGAGGGCACAACAGAAGCATTACAAGAGCTAGCTGACATAGGAATTAAATCAGCATACAATGAAATAAAAGGAGAGGAAGTATTTAAAAATTCTTCTTTTAAAGAAATTGTAGGCAGAATGTCAGAAAGCTATAAGCTTGGTATGATTGGAGGTACTATAATGTCTAGTGTATCTCAAACTTTAAATACAACAAGAGAAGTAAGAACAGCTAATGAGGTAAATAACTTAGAACGACTTATACAAGATCCTAACTTAAAGCAGTTATTTGAGGATGATGTAAAAACAAAAGTGTTATCTGGTCAAATAACAAAAGAACAAGCAAGAGCTGAGGTTCAGGAACTAAATGAATCTATTGGACTTTTAAATGAGATACCTGATAACGTAACTGATAAAACAGAATCATTTAGACTTCTTAGTGAAAGAAAAAAACTTGAGCAAGAAATAACTGGCAAAGATGAAAATCTAGTTGCAGCTCAGAAGGCAAGAATTGCCGATATTAATAACCAACTTAAAACAATATCAGAAGATGCCACTAAAAAAAGCACAGAACAGCAGCAAGAAGGCACAGCAGAAGGCGGTGTCGTTCAACGTGAGGGAGTTGATGAAGGACAACCAGAAGTCGGGCAAGGAGAAGGGCCAGTCGGGCAAGCCACGCAGCAAGTCGCAGATCTTGGCGATCGCCCTGTCGAAGGCAGGGGTGTCCAAGAAGAAGAAATAGCTAGCATATCTGATGAGCTGAAAAATATTGATAATGAAAATGAGTTAGCTAGGCTTTATAATCAAGAAGTTAATAGTCAATCATCAGTTGATCCTAAAGAAAGAGCAATAAGAGAATCTATAGGTAAAATTAGAGTAGAAAGTTATAATGAATTTGGTGATCCTAATAATATAACAACTGGTATTGCTAAAACATATTTTAATAAGAATGGATCAGGTATAGATCAAGTAGCTCAAGAAGCAAGCAATGCGTTTACTGATGGATTAAATAATGAAGCAATAACACCTGAAGATGTAATTCAGTATATTAATAAATACCCTACTGGATTTAGTCCAGAAACCCCAAAGGGTAACGCTGTTTTAAGAGCTATAAATGAAAGATACATACAGTTAACAGGCAAAGGTCTTAATAGTAGAATAGCTAGAATAAAAGCTAAAAATGCTGATAAGATAGGAGATGTTATCCAAAGAGACGAAATAATAGTTCAAGCAATTGAAACTGCTGGTCTTTTAAAGACAATGGATGATAACATCAATGATGAAGGTTTTTGGACTGTATTTCCTGGTGGATTCACAAAAGAAGAATACGAAGCAATAAAAAAACAATACAATGAAACAAATAGAGAAGAACTTGAACGAATCTCAAAAGAAACCGAATCAAGAACTAATTGGGATACAGAAGATGATGTACCTAGCGGACAAATTATTGAAGAAGTCGAAGAGGAAGCAAAACTCGGTGAAGTAAAAGCAGATGTAGAAGCAACAGCTGAAACAACAATAGCTGAACAACAAGCAGATATAGACGCTGAGGTTTCTAAGTTAGAGGAATTATTAAAAAGAGATGATCCTAACTTTCAGTTAGATACTGAACTTACTGATGAACAAAGAAAGGATTCTTTAGTATCACAGGCTATTGATAAGATGAAAGAATCAGATATAAATGATATGTCTGAGGAATCATTCGAAGCTCAGTTCCCTTCTCCAGAGGTTAAGACATATGCTATTGATGTAAAAGAAAACTCGAAACTAGCTAGTAAACTTAAGAAGATGGGTCTAAAAGACCTAATCGGAAAGAAAATCAACCTAGTAATGGCTGATCAACTTAAAGTTGGTGAAGTAATGGGTAGAAAAAGAATGGGTGGACCATTCTTCCCACTAATAGATGAACTATTTGGAAAAGTAGCATGGGCTTCAATGAATCAAACTGCTGCTCAATCAATTATTAACGGAGCAGTAAAATCTGATTATACAGTTGTATACAATATGAATCCGTCAGCTATTGACTCAAATGTAGCTATAACTGAAACATTTGAAGATCTAGTACAGTCATTACCTAAGAATAAACAAAAACTTATATTTAGTGCTATACAAGAACAAGTACTAAAGAATAAGTATGCAACAAAAACAGATCAAGTAAGAGCTATAGCTAAATCTTCAAAGACCTTAACAGAATTCTTTACTGAACTAGATAAGCTAGACGTAGATACTATATCAGCTGTAGTTAAGAATATAATGCCTTCAAGAGATGTAGATGCAGGGACTAAGATTGGTAAATTACTACAGGATGAGAATATAACAATTGAGTCTATTCGTGAGATGAACGTTGAGCAGTTTGCCTCTGAGCTTCCTGCTGGAGCACTTACAATGGTTATTGAAGTGACTGATAAATCAGGAAAAAAGGTAACTAAAGAGACAGCAAAAGAAGCTATAATAACTCCTGAACAGCAAGACGCAGAAGGTCTTCCTAGGCATAAGAACTATCCTATATATGTAAGAGGAAAAGCCGTGGCTATGCTTAATGAAACAGTGCCATTCTGGAATATATTAAAGGAATCAATAAATAATATAAATGTAAAGGTAGCTGGAATAGTAAGAGAGAAATCAGGAAGAAGACTATCTTCAAGAGAAGCTGTATCAAATGAGATGAGAAGTGCTTCAATGACAGCAAGTGTCGCTAAGAAGGTCTCTGAAAAAATGAACACGCAGTATAGCAGATTTGTTTCTGCTATTTCACAATCATTCCCTAATGTAGAAGTAGTTACATCTCAAGAAGAGTTCGATAATCTATTAAAAGATTTAAGCACTAAAAAACTATCTACAAAGAATGCTAAGGTGTATGGTGCAGTATATAAAGGAAAGCTGTACCTAAATCCATCACTAGAGAACTACAACACACCTATACATGAGTTTGGTCATATATGGATTAATACAGCAAAGTTAGCATCTAAGCAGCTTTATGACAAAGGTATATCACTTGTAAAAGGATCTGAATATGAAAATAAGATAAGATCTAGCAAGGCTTATCAGAGGGTTATTAATCAGATGAAAGCAGATGGAGCTTCAAATGCTGACATTGATAACTATATCTATGAAGAGGCACTAGCTACAGCTGTAGGTGATAAGGGAGAATCATTTGTAACTGCATCACAGAAGTTGGACTTTAAGAACTGGATGAAAAAATTATTCTCTTTTGTAAAGTCAATGACTGGTATATCTAAGTATACTAGTGAACAGCTTGAGAATATAACTCTTGATGAGTTTACACAAGCAGTATCAGTAGATATTATGTCTGGAACAGAACTGTTTAAAGGAGCTGAGTCAGCAAATCTATCAGATGCATTACAGCTAATGACTAATGATAGCAAAAGTATTGAGTACATAATATCTACTGCAAAGAATAATAATATTTCAGACGCAGCAATACGTGAATATTTAAAAAGAAAATTAGATATTAATGATAAAGAGGCGACTGAGGCTATCAACCAGTATAATATTAAAGAAGAGGATATATGGGTTCCTTCTAAAGGTAAATTACTAAGTAGAGTTAGGTCTTCAATACAATCATTTAGAAAGAGATATTTATCCGCTAGATCATTTTTACCTAGATCAGTATTTGGATATAAAGAACAGAAGGAAGCATCAGTAGCTTCACACCTAAATATAGTGGATCAGAACGTTACTGACTTTAATAGACTTTATGATAAATATGAAGGAAATAAAGATAAGCTAATAAAAGATTTTGATGCATATATACGTGGAGATAAAACTATAGAGCTACCTGAAAAGTTCAAGATACTAGCTAATTCTATGCGTAATCAGATTGATGGGTTGTCTAGACAACTAATAGATTTAGGGTTGCTAGATAAAGACACTAAAAAGAATGCTAAGACTAAGCAGAAAATTGAAGAAAACTTAGGCAAGTACCTTACTAGATCTTATAGAGTATATGACAATGCTAACTGGAAGAATGAAGTAGAGGAAGAGGTTAAGCAGAGAGCTCTAAACTTTATGCGTACTCAGTACAAAAAAATGGCTGAAGAACTGTCTAAGGCAGAAAACATGTCATTCGAAGAAGCTTTGAACAACTTAGTTAATAATAGATTTGATGAGCTACTTGACAAGGAAGGTGCTACAAATTTTGTTAAAGGATCAAGACTTGGATCTAAGGACTTGTCTGTTTTAAAAGAGAAACAAGACATCCCATTTGAGATACGTGCATTAATGGGCGAGTATCAAGATCCAGCATTAAACTATGCAAGAACAGTTATGAAGCTATCATCATTAGCTGCTAATCATAAATTCCTAACTGAAGTAAAAGATGCTGGAATGGGTAAGTACTTCTTTGAGAAGAATGATCCTAGGAGAGGGAGAGAGTTTAACACACAGATAGCTACAGAAAAAAGTGAGACAATGAATCCATTAAATGGATTATATACCACTAAGGAAATAGCAGAAGCATTTGAAGCCCAACAAGAAGAGCTTGGTGCATTAATGCAGAAATTTATGAAGCTACAGTCTGGTATTAGATGGGCGAAGACAATTGGATCTATAGGTACTCACTTCAAGAACGTGATAGGTAACTTAGGTTTTATATGGATAAATGCCCACTATAAAGATATGGGTAAAGCATATATGACAGTAAAAGAAGATTTAATGCCTTACGGAACATATTTAGGAAGAAAAAGAAGAGAAGTGTTTGGTCAAAAGCCAAAAGAATCTAATGAAGTTGCAAGAAAAATGATGAATAACTATATTAAGTTAGGTATAGTTAAACAATCTGCTGGCTTGGGAGAGATAAGAGATATGTTCAAAGACGCAAATTTTGATACTGCTATGGCATCAAGATTATCTAATCAAAAGCTAGGACTTGCTGGAAAATTTGTGAGATTTTTCTTGCAAGGCAAGAAGAAGATAGAGGATACATATCAAGCTGAAGATGATTTCTTTAAGATAGTAGCTTATGAAAATGAGTTAGCTAGATACTCTAAGGCTATGTTTGGAAAATCTAAATCAGAGCTAACAGAACAAGAACTAGATGAAGTAAATAAAGTTGTTACTGAAATAGTTAAGAATACTTATCCTACATATGATCGAATACCTGAAGCTGTGAAGATGATCAGAAGGTTCCCATTCGTAGGAAACTTTGTCTCATTCCAAGCAGAAGCATACAGGACAGCATTCAATACTATTGCACTAGCTAAACAAGAGGTAATGTCTAAAGATCCTAGCATAAGAAAAATTGGTGCTATAAGATTAGCTGGAGCTACTTCATACCTTGCTGCTAAGACAGCAGTTCTTCAGTATGTTGGTATGGCAGCTGGTACTGGTCTTACTGGTGCATTTGGGTACTTCTTTGATGATGATGATGAGGAAGAAAAAGACAAGGACATAAGAGAGTTTGTAGCTCCTTGGTCAAAGGAGTCAGACTTACTTGTAATTGATGCTGGTAATGGAAAATTAAAATACATAGACTTTAGTGCTACCGATCCACATGGGGGTATAAAGAAAGCAATAAATGCATTCCTTCTTGGCGAATCAACTACAGATAGTTTTATAGATGGGCTTATAGGAGTAGTACAACCATTCATTGGAGAAGAGATGACTACAGAAGCTATTCTAGCTCTTAAAAACAATAGAGATAAGTACGGTAAAGAGATTTGGAATCCAGAAGATAATGAGTTTGAAAAGATAAAAGCTATATCAGTAGAGATCTATAAACTTGTTGAGCCAGGAACAATATCTTCAATTAGAAGAGGAATTGCATCTGAAGATAAGGGGCAAGAACTCGTAGCTAACTTGACTGGATTTAGGACATATGATGTGGATATAAACAAACAGTTTGGATTTAAAGTTAAAGACTATTCAGAAAGAATAAAGAACGCAAAACGTATATATAACTCAGCATTCTTTAAAGAAGAGTCTACTAAACAAGAAAAAGAACAAGCATATAAGAAAGCTAATAACGCACTATCTAAGATATACAAAGAAGTAATATCAGTATATAACTCTGCTGAAAGACTAGGTGTAGATCCAAAAGATTTAAAGAACTCAATGATAGAATTTGGAGATATGAGTAAGTCTGATATATCTAAGTTGCAAGCTGGTGAGATCCCAGATCTCAAATCAAAAGAAAAGAAAGAGAAAAAACAAGTAAAACAGGTTTGGTTTAGATAGAGGGGTAACTAATTACCCCTTATAATCTAACGCTACATTGTAGCAGTAGTGTAGCTTGTCGATATCTGACTGAATTAAGAAAGGGTGGTAGCGTAGTTCGATATGAACACGCACACCTTTCCTTTTGTAGATGTAGTCCTCGACTACTCTCTTCATTTCTTCAACGGTTACCATCAGAATGTTAATTACTTATCTTATAAATCCATTTAAATCCATTACTTGTTTTTAATTTTCCTTTTAGACAAGAATTTATATTACAAATATTAAAATTTAAAGTTCTTTTTACATCCATTAAACAATACCAATCTTTAACAAAAGAACCATCTAAATTCAATTGAACTATTGGTATACTTAAGGGGTTATCTTTTGAAAATTTACCTTTTAAAGGAGGTATTATTCCCTTTCTTCCTTTAGATAAGTTAACTTCTTTTGAATATTTTTTCCCTTTATGTGCTCTTGATATTTTTTCTTTTGTTTCTTCAGAGTGTTTTTTACCTAAAAAATTCTTGTTTCCCTTAGAAGCTAACGACATTTTTTTAATAGTTTCTAAACTTAATTTGCATCTTTTTTCATTTGAATTTGTTAATCTGCAATTAAGTCCGTTATTTAAAACATCATAATAATCTTGCCAGTATCTTTCACGTTCATTTAATAATTCAATATCACATTCTTCAATAATTTCAAAAATATGATTTTCTGTTCCATATTTTACAAAAGATCTATGTAATCTAGTTTGATGCATATTTTTCTTATGCATCCTTTTGTAAGAATTAAATCTTTTATTAATATTTACACTTTGACCTATGTATATTCTTTTGTTTGGACTTGTTATTTTATAAATTCCTATCATATTTATTTATATAAATATGAATATAACACATTTATTTTAATTAAGGAAATTAATACAAAAAAATAAGGTTAAGTTAAATAAATGAGTTAACCTGGCAACCTGACCATGATCTTTATGATGTATAAATGCCTCTACAGCCTTCGGTGCATGCTGGTAACCATTTCTATGGTGCCAGCTATCTGTACCAGATGGCGAGCGAAGCGTCTCTACACATACAGACATATAGTCCTTAGAGGTCTTATGGTGTACGTGATGGCCGTAGATGTACCTATGCTTACAATCAGCCCACTGACTTGGAGCCTCGTGTGCCATTAGCAGTGGAAGGTCTTGAGGCTTAGCTCCATCCATGTGAGTCATCCCTATAAGGTTGCCTCCATAGACAGTGTACTTACGGTGCGACATATCGCTGTTGAATGTAACCTGCGGATGGTTCCTGAACCAAGACGATATAGAGTCTAGCAGCATGAAGCCACTCATGTAGTCGTGGTTAGATGGGTTGTAGTGCACCTCAACGTCAGCAATATCGACAAGCGTTTCGATTATTTCGACTAGTAGCTTCTTTGCAGTAATGAAGTTGTCGTACCACATACCGTCAGTATCTTGAGGTGTACCAGCTGTAGTTGTCCTTTTAGGTGTATCAGTATGTAGGATGTCGTTTCCTGCAATGAATATCACCTTATCGATACAGAACCCAGATGACTTACTTATAATGCCATGTAGGCCTTCTCTGACCCTCTTTACAGCAGTCTGTTGATCATACGACTCACCAGTCTCAAAGGAAGAAGCAAGCTTACCAATGTGAATATCAGCAGGACTAAACACCATGCAGTGACCTTCACCACTATGACTCCTCTTAATCTTAGAATACTTCGGACTCCACTTAGATATCTCTGCAATAAGGTCTTCCTTAAAGTCCTCATACTTAAACTCATTGCTTTCACCCTTTACGTTGATTGAGAAGTGCTTGCCTTTGTACCAGTAGTGCTTAACGTTTGATGGATCTATACCAACCTTCTCACACTCATCCTTGAACTCGCTATTGTCAACTACCTCTAACTTACGAGCTATTCTTCTTCTAAATACATTGTCGTATGGTATGCCTAACTCTTTAGCTACTTCTTTAGCTGTATTTGTCTTAGAGATTTTTTTCGATAGGTATATCTCTATAGCTTTTTCTATTTCATTCTTCATGGTAGGATCGTTGTATGTCGCTCAGTAGTTTCTTAAGCTTGATAGCTGTGTCTTTTACTACCTCTCTGTCCATATCTATCATGGACTCGTAAAGGTCTGAACCGAGCTCGTTGAACTCGTCCATAACTGAGTTAACGTAGGTTACTAGTCTGACATCCATTTCGCAAATGTATGTCTTTATTTTTTAGTTCACAAGTGATCTCCGTATAATTTACTACTGAAGACATATCGAAGTACTTCGTAAGAGTAAGTCCACTCATCAAACTTCTTCACTCTATCCTTAACCATCATGCGTAGTTGTTGGTTTAGATCCTCTGGTGGTATGCGGCCATCCTCTGTAAGGATCACAGGGTGAAGGATCTTATGTATTTTCAGTACCTCCCTCTTCCTCCTGGCTGTTATCACTATGTCCGTTATGTACAGTGCTTTGCTCATGTATGTGATTTACCCATTGTCTAAAAAATCTTTGTAGAGCGATCTGCTGCTCTCCCTCCTCAATCGTTGCGTCCTTCATAAAGTACTCATCAATGCTACGGATCTGTGCCGCAGTATTCTGAAACTTATACTTGATGTGGTTCTTGAATAGACCTTCTTCAATAAGGTCATCGATAAAGTCAGCTAGCACTGGTCCAACTGCTGTTATCATTGTTAGCTTAATTCCTTCCTCTGTCATGGTACTCCTTTAAATATAAATCAATCACTCTCTTTGTCTTCTCTAGGTCTTCAATAAACTGACCTTTCTTTCGGCATCTTACAATACGTTTGCATATATCAAACTCGTAGGCGTTTAACCCATGATCTTCAGCAAACTTATAAAGGCTTCCGTTACTGTTGTTGTAGTGGCTGTCTGCACTCATAGAACCATCTTTCTTTATCACTTAAATCTTCGTAATTATAAACCCTATCAGTAAGCATCTCAGACTCATCCTTGTAGTATGGCTCTGACTTATGTCCGCTAACAGTTAGTATTATTCTCGTAGTCTCATCAGCCATGAACTTTTTGAAGTGTGGGTATATTGAGTCAACGTGGCATGCATGTTTCCTGCATATCTCACTTATCAACATACCATCCTTGAAATCCAAGTAAGCTAAATAGCTACGCTTCTCTTGTTGTTCCATCATGGACAAACGTCTTTCCAAATCCTCCTTTCTTAATTTCATTCATCCTAAATTTTTGTATTGGCTTTGGTTGCTTGCCCTTCTGCTTTACCTCGTAGAACTCAGCGTTGCACCCTGGAGGCAGGGCTAGTATGTCTGGTATGCCGTTCTTATTTGTTACCGATAGCTTTATGACATAGTAGCCTCTACTCTCTAGGTCTTTAATTAGTGCGGACTGTATCTTTGACTCAAGCATTTGAGCAAATGTACACCAATAATAAGTTAATCACAAACCTTGTAGTCTTTTTTAAATATGTTCAGTGTGTACTTCTTATACATATACAAATGGTATTTTTCTTTTAGTTCTTCCGTTTATATAATGGTTAAATCTATTATATGTCCAACCAATACTTTCTGCTGCTTCTTTTGCAGTTTCATAAAAAATACCAGTTTCTATATTTAATGCAATTTTAGC